AGCCTTTAATACGTTTACGTTTTTGGTCTCGAGGAACTTCATCTGGAAGGTATCAGTCTTACCTGTCTGCAGAGTAAGAACGGTATCGCCGCCCCATGCCTTCTGGTCGGAGCTTTCGATCGCGTTCGAGTTGGTTACGCCGTCCTCGCTTATGTATCCCATGGATACGAAGGCGGGGTTAAGCGCTTCCCTTACCGTCATCGGGAGGGGTGTACCCTTCGGAGCACGGTATACGGCGCCACCTATGCGGGGCTTGCCGGTTGTTACGTTAGAAACGTCGCTCATTTTTTTTACCTCCGTTTATTTAGTTGCCGCTTATGATGTTCGTTATAATGCTCATTTGAGGCACCTCCTAATAGTGCTTTATGTCAAATACCGCCTGATAGCGGTACTGTTTGGTGGTCGTGTCCGTGTAGTTATAATCGCTGTTTAATTCCACGCGGGCGACTTCGTCGAGTTCCGTTATGCGATCCATAACGGCTTTAACCTTTTCGTTGATCTCTGCAGCGCGATACATTGAGCCAGCGTATGACTGGACGGCGATAGTAGCCTCTTTTATGTGGTCCGTCTTTTTGCCGCCCGTCTTCTCGACGATCAGAAACTCCTCGGGCTGGTCTTCGGGTTTTTCCCAGAAGGCCGCAAGCCCCATTTCCTCGTTAAGAAAATTACAAACTAATTTCTCAATCATTGTTGCACCGCCTTTAGTAGAGTGTTATTATCCGAGTTATCTTTCCGCGCCTTGTAGGTGACAGCTTTTATAACCGCTCCACGTCGTTCCGGGTAAGTTCTCGAGTCCATCTCGTAGCCGTCTCCGCATCGGCTTAAAGCAGAAGCCGCTCTCTGCATACACATATCAGCGACTTCCTGGCTTTTAAGCACTGCTTGGACTCCTTTGGAGTTTAATACGACTTTCACTTTACCCATATCTGTCTACCAATACCTTTTTATTCCATGACAGGGGGACGAGCTCCTCCTGGAACTCCTGAACGAAGCCGAAGGACTTAAACTTGTGATCGAAGAACTCGACGACCGAGTTCTCCCAGTTGTGGGTATCGCCTTTCGGTATGCAAAGGGTATATACTGCCTTTTTGCCTTCGAGGTCTGTCTCCGTGACGATATCATCCGAGCTGGTCGGGTATACTATCACGTTATCGACCTTTACGGGCACCTCTTTGTATATAGGCCTATGCGCTCCGTCTACGCCTGTCTGCTGTTTCTCATACAGCGTTACTGTTATTCCCGTTATTTTCCCCATACATATACACCGCCTTCGCTGTTTGCTGTAAAAGGCCGAGCCTCTTTAAGTCGTTACGCATAACCGCGTTAGCTATGCCGCCGCCTGGTATCGAGTAGGTACCCGACCAGGTATAACCGCCGGCACTCTGTGACTCTTGGCTCATAGGCTCGCCTTCCGTGCTCTGTCTCATAGCGCGTATCGTTACGTCAGTCGTAACGAGCTTAACGACGCTGTCGTAAGTAGCATCTGTTATCATTTCGTCGAGATTTTTCCCGACTTTGGCGGCCTCATTCCTTAAAAGGTCGGATATGAGGGGGAGCAGAGTATTAACTCTGCTTTCCTCATCCTCTGAAAAGGTACGCCCGGAGATTGCCTCAACCTCCGCAAGTGTTACAAACGCTGCTCCCATATTATTTACCTCTATTTGTGCGCGGTTTGACGGTGTTCTTTGCTGCTGCCTTTGCCGGCTTCTTCTCAGCCTTGGGCTCTTCCTTCGGCTCAGCCTTGACCTCTTCCTTTACGGCTTCGGTCTTCGGCTCTGCCTTGGGTTCTGCCTTCTTAACGGGTTCACCTGTTAAAGGCTTCCAGAGTTCGCCCTCGATAGCGCAGTCGGACTCGATTATCATACGGGTTTTGGTATTGATATACTTCATAGCTTTTTTCTCCTTATGCGAGCACGAGGTCGGAGAGGTTATAAGTAAGCCTCTGAGTCTTGCCGGAGACTGTGGTCTCCATTACGAACTTCTGCGCGCTCTTGTTGGTGATCTTGAATACGCCGGCGTGGTCCGCGTCGAGCTCTACGAGGCCGCTGCCCTGTGAAGGGTCAAGTCCGACCTTGACGGTAGCGTTCTGCGGTATATCGTCGAAGTTAAGAGCCAGGAAATAGCCCTCACCCCAAACGTCAGCGAGTGAGCCAGAGTCGATATACTTAAGCGTTCCGAGTATGCGGTTGCCTGAGACAGTAACGTCGCTCTGTAAATCGCTCACGGTGTAGCCGAAGACTGTAGCCCCTTCGTCCATACTCTCAACGACGGGGCTTACGAAGGGTTTACTTCTTTGATACGAGCGAAGGCAGCGGGTACGAGGATACCCCAGCCGATATAAGCCTCTGCTCTCATGTAGATTTCGTTATAGCCCTGGAGGTCTCTGCCGCTGTTGTCAGGATCGCCGAACTCGATTATCTTTGTAGGGATTTCCTTAGCGTAGCCCCACTTAAAGTAGTCCTTGAAGTTACCGACGAAGCCCTGGTCTGTGGTGGTGTTGGTTCCATCGTCTACCGGGCAAGCGGAAACGTTAGAAGATACGCCTACGGGGAGGCCGTTAATAGTAGAGGGAGCGTTGCCCCATGCAAGCTCGGGGTAAAGCTTCTGTCCGTTAGCTGTAAGAGTTGCGAGCTGTGAGCGAAGAGCAGGAGAGATAGCTGCTCCTGTTACGTCTTCGTCGCTACCCTGTACGAGTGCGATAGCTGCTTCGATACGAGCGTCTGCGGTCTCAGAGGAAGCGGTTACGGCCTGGGTAACAGCCTTGTCGAGGCAGTTGTTACCGATCAGAAGAGAAGCGCTGCCGGTGCGAGGGTTAACGCCATGGATAGCCATAAGGTCGAGGCCCTTAGCTACCTTCTTAGCGAAGCCGTCGGAGAAGGCTCTCAGTATGTTAATCTGCTCTTCCTCAGTTGCATACAGGAACTCGTTACTCATACGAGCGCCATACTCAACCTTTACGGGGATGATGGTAACGGGATCGAAAGACAGACCGGCGCGGCTCTTCTGTCCGCTCTCTGCTACGATATTCACCTCGTTATCCATGTTAAAAGTAAACTCTTTCCTTCCGTTGAAGGGGACGGGTACCTGTTCGGAGAGCTTAGCCAGTACGGAAGCTCCCTTAACTCTGTCGATAAACTCCTTAACAAGCTCGGGCGTAAAAGCGCCGCTCATGCTTGATCTGTTGATTACATCAGCCATTGTTTTATTCTCCTTTCAATTCTTTTAGCATCTGTTTGTAGGACGCTGTTTTCGGATCGGTGTTTATAGGCTGCTCAGGGTTGGCAAGCGGTACGGGTGCCGTATTCGCTTTAACGAGAGCGGCGAGAGCCTTCGCGTCCTTTGTAAGCTCTTCTTCCGTCTCACCTGTGAGCCTTGTGTGCAGCTCGTACGGTAAGCCATTTTCCCGCGCTATGCGCAGCTTTAAGAGCCCCGTCTCGAAGCCCTTTATACGCTCGTCGCGGGTAGCTATCTCTTTGTCGTAACCGGCTAATTTTTCGTTATTAGCCTTAAGAGCAGCTTCCAGCTCGCCGAGCCGCTTATCGTAGTCTGCCTTGATCCCGGCGAGGTCTTCCGGGGAAGTATAACCCTCGAACTTCTTGGACTGCTTCGCGAGGCGTGCCTTTATAGCCTCGTCAAACTGTTCCTGTGTTGTAATAGGTGTTTCTAAATCCATACGTTATTCCTTTCTCCCACTTACCCGGTGGTACGGTAGTTTTATTTATTAAAAAAACAGCCCGTGAGCTGTCCTTTAATAGCTTATTCTTTGTTTTTTCTTGCCTCGGTCTTCAGCAGCCGCCCAGTGCGCGAGGATAACGGAGTCCATAATGGAGATATCCATATCCGGCTTTATGGACCTATAGCCGAAGCCAGTCGAGGCGATGGGACGCTTCTCGCAGTTCGTAACGACCATATCGAGAGAGGGCTGTCCGTTGTGGGCGATGGTCTGCTTCTCGATCGCTTGCTCCCAGAGTGCATTTGCTACGATAAACTGCGCTACCGTGGGCTTTATCAGCTTGCCGAGTTTTTCCTGTTTCATCTCTTGGTCGAGAAGGTCTTGTCCCGCCTTACCGTCGGCGACTACTTTCTCGACGTCGGCATGTTTGAGGAACTGTAAAAGCCAGGTATTGCCTTTTCGCATCTCCTGACACTTTATACACTCGACAAATATCTTACCGTCGGCGGTTTTGACTGCGATAGCGACCGCCATCCGCTGCCCGTCCATGCCGTACTTAACGCCGACATATAAGCGGCTCGTGAGTGTGAGCTCGTCCTCGATCAGCAGCTTATCCCACTCCACGGAAGAGATGGCGCTCTTCTGGTTGTAGGAGAGCCACAATCCGAGGCGCTGGATATTAAAGTCCGTTATATCTCCGCCGCTTTCGTCTGCGATTGCTCGCTCCGTAAGCTGTAAGCCGAGGGACGGGTTCGTCTTATACCATGCCTCCCGGTCTTCGGGGTCGGTCATTTCATCGACGGACCACTCAGCCCAGCCCGCGTTAGGGTTATCTCCCCAGAGGGTTTTCTCTCGGAACTTTACGAAAACAGTCCCGGAAGAGACTGCAGTCGGGGGAGTGCCGCAGAGTATCGTCTGAGGGTTAGCGCTGTCCGTTACGACGTATTTAAGAGCGCTTTCGTGGTCGTCCTGGTACTCCTGGGCCTCGTCTATTATCAGAAGGTCGAAGCCTTCGCCGAGGCCGCCCTTTGAGGTCCGTGTACGGAACTCTATACGACCGCCGTCTTTTATGTATATGTGCTCTTTACCCGCGGCGCGGTATTCGCTTTCGATCTCGAGCCCCGCCTGTTGGACGAGCCTATATAAACGCTCCCACGCGCTGTGGGAAGTCGGCGTCCTGTGGGCGGTGTGCATGATTACTTCACCCGTAGCGAGTCCGTAGAGTTCGCGTATGGTGAGTATCTCGCCTTTACCGTTACGACGCGGTACTTCGTAGCCGTAACGAGTGTGAGCCCAGAGCCCCTCGGAGTTCTCTCCGAGTATGTCGTATATTATTAACTGCTGCCACTCTCTGGCGGTGCGTCCTGTCTTTTCGTATAGCTGGATAGCCTCCTTTCCCCTTGTGTTACCGTACTTTTGTACTACCGAGTGGGTGGGAGTCTGGGCGCCTATTCTCGGCTCCATACTCTCATCCTCCTTTGCTTATCCCCAGACGTTTTTCTTCTTACCGTCTGCGGGATAATAATATGTCGTGCACCGACACGCATCGTGTCGGCGAAAGACTTCGGTATTTCCTTCGGCTATCAGTTCGCCATAATCGTACTCTCCCTCGAGAGCACGGCACCACGCACAAGCTCGCGCCTCTGCCTTCCGTATGATCTTCGGATGGAGTCCCGCGTTATACTGTCGCTCAGCGTTAGCCTTGACTGCATCGTCTATAATGCTCTGCGTGTAGTTAACGAGAGCTTCCTCGATCATTTTACGGATATCGTCGTAGTATTCCTCGTTTGCTATCCTGTCGATGAGGTTTAGAAGTCTGTCCTCGTCGAGCTCAGGGCGTACGGGTTTAATACCGATATTTGCCGCCGTGTTAAGTGCCTTCTGTACCTTCTCGGCGGCGTCTGCCGTGAGTTCGTAGTTCGTTCCGAGGGTATCACGGAGAAGCCTCTCGGCTATGTTGTAATACATTTTTCCATCGGGAAGAGCGTCCGAGGATACATACTTCTCGAAGGCTCTCTTAAGGATATCCCCGACCTCTTCGGCGTAGGCGTTCGCGTCCTGGTATGTCGCCGAGGGGCTGTTTATCTTTTCGAGCAGTCGCTTTATCTTGGCGCTATTCTTATATTCGTTTTTAAATGCCTTATTGACCTCGTCAATTAAAGCGGGTGCTATATCGTCCATCATTCACCAGAGGGGAAGGGGTTCTTACTTTGCTCTATGCCGAGCATATCGCGCAGATTATCGGGACCGAGGTATCCGGGCGCGGCTGTTATGAGCTTCTGCAGTCCGTCACCGGCAGCAGAGAACTCCGAGAAGTCGGGCTCGAAGAGCGGCTCCCAAAGTGCTTTTGTCTTGTAGAACTCCT